GAAACGTCGCCAACAATGCGCTGCGCAAAATCGTTAAATGTCTCGCCCGGCTTGGCTGCGTAGTCGCCAGCCACAAAGGTATTCTTAGCGCGGGTAAGCGTGCCGTTGTTGCTGGCCAGCCAATCGGTCTTGGCGTTAGATACCGCTGCATCAATATCTTGAATCTTGGCCATGCCGCGCAAGAAACTTGCTAGGTCTGTGGCGGATGCATTTTCTCCGGGGAATCCCTGAAAGATAAGCTGAATGTCTTTGTCCGTCGCTGGGCCGGGAGGCAGTGACTTGATGGCCGCTGAGTTTCGCAGTCTTGTGTATTCTTGGCGAAGCTGAGTCATTCCACCTTGAAAGCCTGCGCTCTTTTTCAAAAAGTCTGAGGCGCTGGAAGCCACGCCGTAACCACCGCCTGCCGCGTCCAGTCGTTTGGCCAGATCGCTAAATTGAGACGCCGATTGTTTCGATGCGGCAGCGTTAACCGCCGCATCGTTAATCAGCTTGCGGGTGTCGGCTGGCAGTTCATTCAAATTCTTTTGAATGCTCGAGAGCTTTTCAGCAACAGTTGCCGCCGTGGTCTGCTTGTCCAGTCCGAGGCGCTCGGATCGATCATTGATCTGGCTTTTCAGATTGGTAATGTCCCAATTGGCTTTGTTGAGTCCAGCTTGTTGCAGTGGCAATGCAAAGTCGGCTTCGACTTTCGCTTTTGCAGCATTAGCTGACGCCAGAGCAGCATCTGCTGCGGCCTTTTCTGCCGCGTTCGTGGCTGTGGCCTGTGCTGTTGTGGCGTCTGCCACGGCTTTGTCGGCTTTTGCTTTGGCATCAATTAATTCAGACGGGGCTTTGGCTGCCGTGCTTTGGGCCTTGACCGTTTTCTCAAACCGATCTGGGTCCAGAATTGACAGGGCTTTGTTGATGCCTGCCTGCGCCGATTTAATATCGCCAGAGTCAATCAAGTCAAATGCTTGCTGATAGATGCCGGTTGATTCGCCTGCGTTCCTGTTAGCGTCAATCAACTCTTGCAGCTTTTGCTTTGCCACTTCTGGCTTTTGGTTTTCCAACGCGGTTGATACATCAAAGCCGCTGGTGAATTGGTTTTTGACCCGTTCTTCACCAAGACCTTTTCGCACATCGCCGAAGGCTTCGCGGAATTGCGGATACTTGCCGATCATGTTCAGCCATGCTTGTTGTCCGCCGTTGGCTTGCGCCGCTTGCAGGTCGGTGGCAAATTGCTGCTTGGCCTGTTGCGCTTGCTCGGCAGCCACCCGCTTGGCTTGCATATCCTGAATGCCAGCGCCGATCTGCAAGCCACTGAGCAGACTGGCGCCAATATTTGGCTGCGGAATCTGCGCCATGTAGTTGATTGGTTGAACCATGTTTTGCCTTAAAAACCTGTATACCTAAAGCCACCGCCGCCGCCACCACCACCAAGACTCGCCCCAGTGCCTCCGCCAAACCCATAGGACGGAGCGCCAGACGCGCCTGCGCCCATACCAGCCCCGCCACCGCCGCCAAATCCACCAGCGCCAGCAACTGCACCAGCAATTTGGGCAAGCGTGTTAAAAGTGCTGCCTACCACGCCGCCTTGGGCCAGTTGGCCGCCTGCTGTGGCTGCGCCTTGCTGACCGAGTAGGCCGGAGACATTCTGTCCTAGCTGCTGACCAGCGGTTGCTTGACCGGCTGCGGATGCTTGACCCATTGATGATAGACCGCCAAGTCTGCCGTATTGCTGCTCAATTAAAGAGTTCAGAATTTGTGGGCGAAATTGGGATAGTGCGGCTTGGACGTTTCCTCCGCGCAAGCCACCGGTGGCTGATGCATTTTGCAAGATACCGCTTTCGCCTTGTTGCACCAGCGACTGAAACAATGGCGACTGCTCAAAGCCTTGAATGGCTTGTTGCTGCGCTTCTTGGCCCTGCAAACCGACCAAGGCTTGCTGGCCACCCAATGCGCCTTGCCCTGCTGTGACATAGGGGGCCATGAGTTCAACGAGCTTGTCGAACTGCCTGCGCTGCTCTTCTATGCCCGCCTGAGATGCGGCTGATTGTGTGCGGCCTGCGGCCTCGGCTGCGTCTGCCGCTTGTGAGGCGCCAGTGATGCCGCCAAAAACTGAACCAATTGCGTCTCCAACAAAACTCATGATTTACTCCAATCTGTGCGCGTCATGCCGAGAATGTAGACGCCTTTAATTTGCCCGGCTTGGATGCACGCATCGCGGCGAAAGCCTTCAATCGTCATGCCAAGTTTAAGGCAGTAGTTCTTGGCCGACTCCAAGCCTTCAATGATGTAGGCGGTCACGCGCAAGATGGGCTGGGCAAAGGCCCATGCCAGAAAAGCGCGACCAAGGGCGCGTGAGTGCTTGACAGCAGACTTGTGCAAGAGTGAATGCAGCTCAAGCTCAGTGCTGGAAAACCGAATGGCCATGAAAGCGCCAGCAAAGCGGTTGCCAACTGTCGCGGTCAGGTAAGTTACCAGCGGATGATTGATCGGCGCGGCTGGCCGGTGGTCGTGCCCCACTTTTGTAATGTAGGGGTCTGCATAGACCTCTGCCAAATGCTGCTCTGTGATGCCAACTGTGACCATGCACAACTCCTCTTCGGGGTGAGCTGCTGGCAGCTCAATGGACTCAGCGAATTGATTTTCGCACATTCTGATCAATCTTCATACTCGCGGTCTTCCCACGCTTGGCAAACCCGCATATCGTTGCAGATAAAGTTCAGCTTTTCGCAGTGACCACGAAAGCCTGCGCCCTTGTCATAAGCCGCCATTGGGATGCGCTCGATCCGCACTTGAGTCATCAAGCTGTTGTCGTAGTATTCACAATTGGAGCAGTGCTTGCGCCGTGCGTCTTTTTCATCGCACTGCATAGCTTCGGCCAGTCCTGCGTAGAACTCTTTGTTTGCGCCCGGCTCGTTGGTCGGCATTTCAGGGCCATAGTTCCAGTCTGCCACAGCCACCGAGTAATTCTTCTTGTTCTCTGCCGTAGTGAGAAATGCCTCCTCAGTCGGAAAGCCCATGAAGCCCTTGGGAATAGGCATAAATTCACGCATGATTTGCTCCTTTAAGAAGTAATTTCACGGCCAGAGGCCCGAATGGTTAGGGATGTGCCTGCACTGGCAATGGTAGAAATAAACCCACCCACATCAAGCGCCTGGCCTACCAGCTCGGGGCATGTGTAGGTTTCATCTGGCACAAGGCTTCGGGTATCAACAATCAGATTAGATGCGCCTGCCGTGCCGCCGCCTGTCACCAGGTTGACGCTGATTGTTACGTTGCCTGCGCTGGTGTTGGTGATCGTGAACTTGTCAATGATGGCCTTGACATTGGTGGCTGTGTATTGGGTGGTTTGGCTGGCTTCAGCTTGCTTTGCTGGAATTAGCACTTTGATAATGACGGTCATTTCTTACTCCAAAAGAAGAATGTTATTAGGTACATATTGTGTCATCAGCCAATTAGAGCCATCTGATACAAGTGTCGCAGAGTCGCCCGAACTTGCCAAGAGGATTGATGCTCCAGCAGCACCGCCGGCCAAAGGGACTACGTTTGAAGATGCAGACACTAGCGTTTGAACTTGATAGTTCTGAAAGTGCAGCACACGCCCAGACCATGAAGATGCAGTAGGCAGTGTGGCCGTACAGGTGGAGCCAGACTTGTTGTTAATCAGCCAAGTCTCGCCGTTAACTACGGAGAAGTTGGCAGTCTTAACAACAGGCGCAGATACACCGACGTAATCAACGTTGGCCACGGCTGCTGAAATAGCCGTACCGTTTCCTTTAAGCAGGCCGGTAACGCTGGTGGATAACGTCAGCGCGGGTGTAGCACCGCCGCTTGACGTTCCGGCAAGGCCATTGGCTGAAACAACTGAGACGGCGGTGACAGTCCCAGTTGTTGGGGTTGTCCACGTAGGCGTATTACCTGTACCTGCGGATGTTAGAACTTGACCGCTTGTGCCTTGGCTACCATCAAAGCTAGTTGTTCCTGTAACGCTTAAATCTATAACACTTGCATTTTTAGGGGTTGTACCCCCGATAGTCATGTTGTCAATTGTTCCTACATTAGTAGGAGCAATTTCAACCGAACCAGCGCCAGTAGGCTTTAAATGCACATGACCAGTGCCAGTGGGACTAATATCTATTTGTGCATTTGTACCGTTTAAATTGGTAGAAACATTGACGGACATATTATCGCCACCGCCAGCACCAACACTCATTTGAGTTGTGCCTGACGCATTTTTAAGCGATAAACCAGCAGAGTTTAATGCTTGGACAATAGGTGTAGTAACGCTAGTAGATGCAGTTAATGTTGTAACGCCTGTAGTTGCACCTGTATCACTAATTGTGACTACAGAGTTTTGAATTACCTTGCCAGTAGTTCCATTAAACCTAGCAATGGCGTTATCGGTTGAATTGGCAGGGCCAACAACATCGCCAGTCCCATAATTTACTGGGGCTAAAGCCAGCAAGTCAAGCGCCTGCGCCAAGCGCGGGATGGCGTCCAGCGCCTGCTGAACTTTGGCGTTCAGCACAGCGTCATCGACTGCGGTGTCTTGCGCCAGCACCCTGATCTGAGCCAGCGCGTTGTTTGCGTTGGCCGCTGCTGTGTCAGCCTGAAATTCAAAGTCTGTTCCTACAATGACTTGCAATTGGTCAACAGTTGAAAACAGCAATTCAAACTGGCGAATCTGCTGCTGATCGGACAGGAATGTGGCGAGCTGATCTCGTGTCAGGTTCAGCTTGCGTGAAATTGGTGCGGTTGCCATTAGTACGCCAACGATTCAATCTGCGCCTCTAAGCGCACATAAGACACATGGGCATCGCTGTCGCCTTGGAATCTTTGAATGCGCCAGTTCCTCATGTGGCCCTGCTGGAACCATGCAAGGCGCTTTTTCCGGTTGCCAATCGTGCCGACAGAGATAAACTTTTCTTGCGAATAGGCCTGACCATCCAACGAGTAACTGGTGCTGATTTGTGGATTCTTGCCAAGCGCCACGCTACCAGTCAGGCTGACCAATTCCATTTCATTGAAGATCACGCCATTGCCTTCGTTGTAGACAATCAACGTGCCGAATTCCCATCTCACTTGCTGGCCCCAGTGGTGGCCTATGTCCTGCACCAGATAGCCGACGCTGCTGGATTGCGGGTCGCCCACCGTCCACTTGTCATAGACCCATACCAGATTTCGTGCGCGGTACTGCGAGAATCCATTCAGCGTGGTGGTCAGGGTGAACCAGACGGGGCTTTGCAGCGCCTCAGATGCAGATGCATCATAAACAATTGTTCTGTCTGGAAGGTGGATATACAAGTGCTGGTGCGATCTGTCGTTTCTGGCTTCCAGTTTGACCAGTGATAACTGCGCCTCGGTGTACTCCAGCAACAAAGTATCAATTTCCTGCGTGCTGATCTTTTGCGTAGTTGCCGAAGCTCCAACAAAGATGCCCGGCGCTTCGTTTCTGCCGCTGCCCAAAAAAGCAATGCGATCAATGAATACGCAGCAGGCTTGAGTGCCGACAACGCCCTTTTGAATCTGGCCGCCATCAATCCTTGCGAATGGAAAGAGCGTGCCGCCCACGTTGTCAAACACTTCAATTGTGTTGCGGTTCAGCGCATAGATTTCATTGCGCAGCTTCAAGAGCGCGACAACCGGGTCAGGGTCAACCTCGGAGCTTCCATACTTTAGCGGGTTGACGTCCAGCGGGTTAGTCAATTCGGTGACGATCAAGAACTCACCATCGGTGGTCATGAAGTAACCGTCTACCCAGACAACATCCAGCACCACGCCAATGTCAGGGTCGGTAACTTGGGCCAAGGTCGAGCCGTCCCAGTAATACAGTCGACCGCCGGATGCAATCGCCAGCTCGTTAAAGCTGTAGTCAAATGTCACCAGTTGGTCTGTTGGCCCACCTACATCGCCCAAAGTAGTCACTGTGCCTGCGCTGTCGATCTCCACCAGCTTTGTGCCCATTACCCGATACAAGCTGCCCAGCCAGTTGATGCCGCCACGGTCAGCGCCTGGGCCTGCGCCATTGGCCACAATGCCATCACCGGGTCGCAGAAACCCGTTGCTAATGCCCGACTGTTTTGGCACAGGCACAAGATTCACCGGATATGCCGTCCGCAGCTCTGGTGTGTTGTCGGTGTAAATACCGCTGAGAATAGGTATTTGCATTATTTCTTCGCCTTGTTTCTGGCTGATATTTTCTTTGCTTTAGCTTGCGCGTCAGCTTTAGATGATGCGCCCCACGCTTTCAGGCTCAACAGCAATCGAGTAGGTTCACCGTCTTTGTACTCAGGGCCGGGATTGCCGCCCATGCGAGCAAGAAACGATGCTCTGCGAGGATTGTCGCCGGACTTGACCGGAGGCTTTAGGGTCATGCCTTCGGCCTTGGCAGCGAGACGACCTTTGGCATTCAAGCCGCCTTTAGGATTCTGGCCTTCTTTGCGTGCGTAGGCTGGAGTTTTCATCTAAACCCTTTAATCTTTTCCGCAATCTTTTTAGGCTGCTTGGCAAACTGCTTGCCCTTGGCAGTGGCCTCACGCTTGGCGCGTGTGGTTGCCGCATACTCGGCTGCTGTTAGGGCTTTGATGGCCTTCTCTGGCAGATAACGCTCGCCAGTTTCAGATGATGGCTTGCCAGACTTGGTGCGCCAGTTTTGGCTTGACCAATCCTTGAGGCTTTTCTGCGGTGCTTTCATTTATAACCCCCGCCTTTTTTCTTGTACTCCACCGCCAGCAGTTGCGCTTTTCGGGCCGACCATTCGTTTGGGTCGCCGCCCTTTGTCCCTGCCTTGATCTTTTCAAATAAGGCTTTCCGCATGGTTGGCTTCGTGTAGTTGCCAGCCGCATTGACTGAGGACTTGGGCTTGGTGGCCATTACGCGCTTACAGCCTTGATTACGGCAAAGGCAATAACGATGGCTTCAGATAAAGAACCCAAAGAAATATTGCGAACGTTGATGCTTGCTGCTCCTGCGCTAGACTGAGCATTCAACAGGTAAGAACCCGCAGTGCCGCCGCTAATGTGGTTCATTATCAAAATGTCGCCAGCTTCAATTACGGTGTTTGTTAAAGCAAAACTGACGGTGGTAGAGGCAGCTAATGCAGCGCCATCTAATGTAATTTGGCCAGTGGGCTTGCTTAACGTAACTCCAGTGGCCTTGCTAGTAGCCTGCGTGACAATTCCACCTGACCCTGTAGCGTAACCATGCTTACCGGTATTTGTGATTACTTGGTTGCCAGTGGTTGATAAACTTGTGCCAGTAGCCGCACCAAGAATCGGCGTTACTAACGTTGGGGTGGTTGCAAATACAGCAGACCCCGTACCAGTCTCATTAGTCAGTGCTGCCAGCAATTGAGCCGAAGTAAACGAACCAAGAGAGGCGGCATTGCCGACCGATGTAATCGCGCCGGTCAGGTTTGCGTTTGTGGTGACGTTGCCTGCAGTCAATCCAGCAGCCGTGCCTGTAATGTTTGTACCCACCAATGCCGTGGGCGTTCCAAGCGCAGGCGTGACCAAAGTCGGGCTGGTGGCAAACACCAATACACCTGTGCCGGTCTCATCGGTCATCGCTGCCCGTAGATTGGTGCTGCTAGGTGTAGCCAAGAAAGTCTGCACGCCAGCCGCGTAAACTGTATTGGCAATGATCTGATACCAAGAGTTTGTGGGCTGGTAGAAACGGATTGCTGTTGCTGTACCGGCTGCCAATGAAGTCACAGCGCCATAAATAGCCGATGCACCATTCAATGCAATAGTCAGTGAGGTGATCTCTTGCGTGCTGGTAATCAGCACCGTAGTGCCATCAGGCACGCCAGTGTTCAAAGGCAAGGTAATCGTGCCAGTTGCCAGCGTTCCAGCGGGTTGCAGCAGCATCCACTGGTCGTTGCTGACTGGTGTCGGCACTGTGATATTGAAGCCTGAACCCGGCACAAACAGATTTACCGACAGCGTTGGCGAGGCAAAGCTCTGCTGAAAAAACGTCAGCAAAGAACCAATCGAGGTTCGACGAGCATCGCCATTGTTTGGCGAGTAAACCGGGAGTTGATCTCCGCTTGAAATCGTGTTCAGTACGGGGAGCTGATTGATCTGTGGCATGACTGTCCTTAGTAGTATTCAAGAGGCCCATCAGGGCCAGCGGTAACGGGGTCGGCTGGTGGCCTGATAAACGGATTGTCTCGCACGCGCCACGGTTTGTTACCAGCGCCTGCCGGGGTTGTGGCCGGGAGTTGCTTCTCAAGCGGGAATGTCGCTCTTTGGAGCAAGATGTCGTAACCCTGCTTGGCTGTAGTCTTGGTCTCGATCATCACTTGCTTGCCAAAACTTGGAGCCAGCCTGATGCCTAGACTGCAAATGATGGCCTCATATGCCGAGTCAGGCACATTGGTTTCCTCATCGAGGTCGCTGTCCTGTGGGCTGGATGGCAAAGGGTAGCCCAGACGGATGCCCTTGGCGTTCCAGTCTGCCATCATTGCATCTAAGCGGCGCAAGGCAGATTCAAGCTGTTCAGGCTGTAAATCGAAAACATAAGACGCAAGGCCAATTTCTTCAAAGGCTGCGCTTATGAATTGTCGTTTTGTGTAACCCATGCTGAATCCTCAATTTGTTTCAGAAGTGTCGCATCTGACCAGCGTTTGTCAACCTTCAAGCCAAGCACTTCGGCCTGTTGCAGCATTTCCTGTCGCGTTGGTGGGCTGTATTCGGCTGTCTCAACAACTTCAAGCGATTCAATCGGCTCAACGACATCCAGCACTTTAACAATTTGCTGGCCAATGGGCGATGGGCGAACCTGTTTGATTGCTCTGCGCTCAATGGTCTGCGCCTTTTTCAGCTTGCGCTTTTGCAGCCGCAACTCTTTGCCAGCGGAAAGAGTCTTGGTTTTAAGAATTGCGGCTGACTTGATCATTTTTTCATGGTCTTTTTAGCTGCTGGCTTGGCTGCCTTGGTCATGCCATACGCCATAGCCACGGCTTGCTTTTGAGGATTGCCAGCTTTCATCTCTTTTTTAACCATCTTGGACATCATGTCTTTTTTCATTCCAGGCATATCGTTCTCCATGTAAAACAGGCCAACATCTCTGCTGGCCTGTCTGGTTAATTAACCTACTCGGTACGCAACAAAGGTATCAGCAGCAGTCTTGCGAAGACGGAATCGTGCAGCAGCACCAGCCGTACCCGCAGTTGCAGCAGCACCCACGATGGTCACACCTGTGTTGACCGTGATGGTCAAAGCAAATGCAGCCAAAGTAATCACGCTAAAGTCAAACGAATCACCAATTGCCCATTCGGTTGCCAAGTCCAGATTTGCACCTGTTGGCAGTTGAACGTTGCGTGCTTCGGTTGGAGTTGCGGTAACGATGCCGACCAGCACATTTGCTGCCGTGGCAATCATCGATGCGCCATCAGCAATGTTGGCTGGCGCACCTTGTGGCTGCCAGTTGCCATTGTTGCTGATGTCAGGCGCAACGCCGACGGAGAAGTACGCACCCGATGCACCAGCTTGAATAGTCACGCTGGTGGCATTGGTGAATGCGCCTGAGACATAAGTCGTGTTCTCGACTACGGTCAGCAAGTTCTGCGAATCAGGCATTTGGGGATAGCCAACTTCCTGAAACACGCTTGCTGCGGAGTAGGCTTGAACAGCGATTTTCTCGCCTGCTGGCACGGTAACGGTGGCAGTACCTTGTGCAAAAATTACGTTATAGCTCATGATTGCTCCTTATGCTTGATTGAACAGCAAGATGCCAGACATTTCGGGCTGCTTGTTGACCACGCCGAACAAGGTATCAAGACGATACTTGGTCTTCATGGTGTTGACGTCGTATTGCTTTTGCATGACCAGCTCAATGCCCTGATCCGTAGCGGCACGCATCACTGCAACGCCAGCATCAGACGGGACTGAGTAACGACCCGGCAGAATCTCCAGCGCATCTTTCTGCCAGAAGCAGTTTACAGGTGCAGTGGTGGTATTCAAGCGGTTCATGGTGCGGCCAGAGGCGGCAGTAACGATACAGTTCTGGTATTGCAACTCAGCATCAGTTCCACCTTGTGCGGAGATGATTGGAGGTGTAATAACGCAGGTTGTCGAATTAATCACTTGCACGACACGGAAGGTCTTCGAGAAACCTGTGCCTTGCTTGGTGATGTGATGGACAGCCTCGACGCCTGCGATCTCAATGGCAGAGCCAGCAGGCAGGTCGGTGGTGCTCGACACGGTAATCGTTTGGAAACGATTGTCCACGTTCTGAGTCTCACCAGTTGCCGCTGTGCGTGTTGCCACTGGCACGTAGTAGTTATTGGCAGCAACCAAAGTGCTCATGGTCGGGTCAGAACCCGTTGCACCAGCAAGGCGGTTAGCGTAGTCCAGCTTGTAAGTATCAAAGCCAGCCACCATGCCAACGAACGAGCGTTCAAAGGCGGTGTTTGACTTAGTGCCTGCGAAGCTGCGGGACACGGAAGCACCACCAGCGCCGCCAGCGATATTGCCAGCAAGACCGTTGTAGTCGCGTGAAGACAAAGCCAAGTAACGATCAAAGGCTTGGACGCCTTGCTCGTTCATGATGCTGTCGCACAGGGCCACATCGTCATAATCACCAGCCGCAGTGTTCACGGTAACGACCAGCGAGCCTTGAGCCGATGCCACGTTCATGATTGCGATGTTGATGTCGGATGCCAGCTTTTGCTTGGCGGCTTCGCCCAGGCGACCTTCTTGCAAAGCGTCACGCAGTTCAAGCGCGTCCAAGATGAACGGCACGGACTTTTGGAAGCCGAGCGTTGCAGGGACGGAGAGCTGTGTGTAAGCCGTGAAGTTGTTGGTCTGATCCATACCATCATACGATTGCGCGATGTATGGCTGTGGGCGGTAGATAACGTTGTTGGTACGCTCCATCATCGAGCCGTCAGTGTTGTAGACGGACACGTTGCGGGAAAGAACCAGAGCGTCGTTGAAGCCTTCGAGGATGTCCTCAAAAGCTACGCGCTCTTCCTTGCTGAATGAATTGCTCATGTAAAGCTCCTAGTGAATTATTTGGATGCTGTTCGTTTTTGCGCCTTGTACTGGATGACCTTCGTCATGTTTCCAGTACGAGCCGCATCTTCTCGCAGCCGTTCAAGTGCTGAGTCCACCGCACCAGAGGATCGTCCAGTTCCCGAGACAATGCGCTCTGGCGCGGGTGCTGCCCTACGGTTTGTAACTTTCAAGTCTTTCTCCAGTTTTGCTACCGCAAAGGCAAACTTTACGGGGTCTTTGATTTCAGCCAGCTCTTTAGCTTTGACTGGGTTTTTACCAAGTGCGTAAACAACGAGCGCAGGATTATCTGCACCTTGAAGCAAAACGCCTTGCTGGGTGATGTTGAATAACTCTTGGGCCACGGCCTCAGCGTCTTCAAAATCTTTGACTTTTAGCTCGGCTTTCGCCTTGCCGTAACCATCCAGTTTGGCTTGCCATGCTTTCTGCTGAGTCATAACCTCAGCTTCTTGCTTGGCATTAACATCATCGGCTTGCCGCTTTCGCTCAAACCAAGTTGTCAATGCTTCCTCGTACTTATCAGCGTCATAGTCGTGGTCTTCCAGCTTTGGCTTAGTTCCGGTCACCACTGGTTTGTTCTCAGTTGGTGTGGCTTGCAGCCTGCCTTGCAGTTCACGATTCTGCCGTTGCAGTTCTCGATTCGTCTTACGCAACTCTTTTACCCATTCAGGCGCGGGAGTGTGCTCTTCGGGAGGTGGCGCTTCCTCACCAATGCTGACAACGACATCTTCAATATCTTCCGATTCTTCCTCATCAACGATTTCGCTGAATTCGGTTTCTTCTTCTTCTATCTCAATCTCGTCATCCTCAATTACTGCCTTTTTATTCATCTTTGACCCCATTTAACTCACCCATTGAAAACGGTGGGTGGCATCCGTTGATATATTCTCGCCGGTTTTTTACTGATTCGCAACAGGCTGAACAATCTGACCCTGCAATATCTCTTGCACGGCCTTGGCGTTAGTCATCGCCATGTTTTGCGAAGTCTCGTCAACTTTGCCCAAAGTCTCCAGCGTCTGAGCACGTTTAAGCTCTGCGGCTGCCACGGTTTCCACGGTGTCGGCTCTGGCTTTGGCGGCTTTGGCTGTGGCTTCCTCGGCTGCGGCTTGCAGATAAACAGCGTTCGGGTCTTGCGGCTTGCCTTGCATTTCGGCCATCAGTTCTTCGGATTCTATATCTGTCGGTTTTACGACACCCATGCGCAGGAGTTTCTTGCGGAAGTATGCGTTCGCGTCTGACAAGCCCTCGCCCTCCATGTTCATCATGGCCATCGATGTCAGTACTTGCGCGGTTTCTGGGTCGGTGGTGATCTGAAGCATTCCGGTCAGCGCCCTGACAGTGGCAGCACGCTTGCTGCTGCTCGATGGCCCAACGTCGGCAACAACATCAAAGGTCGCATTGCTAAGATCATTCTCCATGACCATCGCGCCAGTTTCTGTGTCGATCATTGGTTTCATCAGCTCGACGGCGCCGGACTCGCCAGTTGATGCAATGGTCTTCATCTTGCGCCGGTCTTCGGTGTAGATTTCCTTGGCCATGCCGAGCCATATCTCTCCGCAGCGTTTCATGCCCTTGGCAAAGTTGCTCATGTAAATGAACGTCTGCATATCCACACGGGTCTGGATCATCTCCACGGCTTTGCCTGACATGCCTGAGACCATCTTGTCAGCGCCTTGCGGGTTGCCCAAAATGTCCTGCATATCTTGCTCGGTGATCTGCAAGAGCGCAGCCATTGCCGGTGGGATTGACGCAGACTTTGTATAACCCACAGGGCCAGCGGCCTGGGTGTTTCCATCAGGTCCAGTGATCGGGTTAATAAGCAGATAAGGGTAATCCCGCAGATTATCCTCTGCCCACATCACTTGATGACCCGCCACCTGTTCAGGGGTCATGATTGGCTTTTCAATGCTGGACAATGCGCTGATCTCGCCCAGCTTGGACAGTTGCATATTCTTCAGGCGTTGGGCATCTTTAGCCAGGCGCACAGCACCCATACAGCGTTCGATGTTGTCGACGAACCAACGTTTACCGTAGACCACCACGATTGGGATGTTCCGTCCTGCAATGTAGCCTGCGTCCTCCAGCACCTTGCCGCCTGACATGATGTACTTGCGAACCCGCATACGCTTGACACGCTTTTGGCGCACTTCACGGCTGCCGATGGCCATCAGGGTTTCTTCCAGCATCTCATCGTTTGTAAAGTCTTGCTGGTTGTAGCGTTCCTCAGTTCCATCAATGGCCTCAAATATGCGGATAACCTCGGTCTTTTCTTCAACCTTGTAGTACTCGGCCACGAAGACAACATCAGGCGTAGACCAGTCGAATTCGTACTGGTGGATAACCTTGGGCCAGTCAGCCGGGTCATCGTTGTAGGTTTCTTTGTAGCTTTCGCGGGTCATGCTGTTGACCACGAAGCAATACTTGGCATCTGACTTGTCTTGGCGCTTGGCGTTCAGGTCAAAGAACACCGAGCTGTCAGCGTCAAAGATCGGTTCAAAGCGAATCCGCTGCCGATCATCTTCGTCGTCTTCCTCATCCTCATAAACCGTGCGCAGGCGCCATGCACCAATACCACCGCCGACAGCTTCCTCAAAGGCATTGTCGTAGGCTTCATCAGCCACGGATGCCTGCTCGTCGGCACGATACAAGCCATCGCAAACTTCGGCCAGCTTGTCGTTCTCCGTTCCATCCTTGCTCACGTAATCAACCGTAATGCGGTTATTACGGTATTCGTTGACGATACGAATAACCGCCAGCATGATCTTGTTGACCTCAAACTTGGGCTTGTTTTCGTACTGATCCCACAATGGGCCTTCCCACTGTGCGCCGCAGAGTGAGTAAAAGCGCCGGTCTTGCAGGCATTGCAGACGCTCATCCCTTAGTGCGGTCTGGATGTCGTTGTACTGTTGCAAGGCATCAGCGTGCAGATTCGCGAGCCGTTGGTCGTTGGGAATTCGTGCCATGTGTATCCTTGGGGTTTGTGCGATTGTCTCACCATCGCTTTATGTTGGCGATAGGCGTGAAACTGGCTGGCTTGGCCACCACTGCGCGACGAACGGCTTCACAGGCGTAGCGCAGGGCGTCTATAACGTGGTTCTTCTTGTCCTCCAACACCGGCAGGATTTTAGCAGTCAACGGGTCTTCCTTGTAGCTGTAAAGGCTCAACTCGTCAATAGTGTGGATGCAGCGCGGATGAACCACGATGTCGTAGTTCTTCAAGAACTCGATGCCTTCCTCTACTGACTTCGGGCCTTTGACGGCTGTCATGATCTTTGGAAAGCCGTTGCGCTTCATGTGGCTGATCGTCTCTGGCCTGGCTGAGTCGGCAACGATGGGCCATTTCTCGGACTCGGGCACGGTCATGAACAGCTCGGGCGTGTTGATGATCTCGCAGCCCACCATGTAGGCTTCGTAATCAATGTAAAGCGTGCGGCCAATGATGTGACAGCGCACCAGTGTGGTCGGGTCAACAGAGAAGCCCCAGTCAGCGCCAAGCCGATGAACGGCATCTTCGGGTGCTTCGAACTCATCGACTCGCCAGTTCTTGAAGACTCGGGCATTGCTGTTGCTGAGGTATTGCCCCATCCAAACGTGCTGGTATTTGTCGGGGTCACGCCGCAGGTCGTACTGCATCTCATCGCGTAGCACATCGGGAAACCAAGGGTTGTCGGTGTAATTGACCTTAATGACGCTGGCGTCTTTAGGTGGCGTTTCACCGCGCAAGAGCAGATCCACCGGGTCGGTGCATTGCCTCGGGTTCCACGTAAACCAAAGCTCGGACTTGGGCTTTCGAATGGTTGGCCGGAGCAGGTCAAGTGATCGCTGAGAAAGGCTCTGCGCTTCCTCTACCCATGCACAGTCGACGCCTTCCAGTGACTTGATGGAATCGGCTGTGTGGTTCTGCATTCCCTGAAAGATGATGAGGCCATCGCCCTTCTTGGACTTGATGACGGCCTCTTGCACCTCAAAGTAGGCGCCAGCGTTCATTGACTCGATCTTGTTCTCAAGCAGGCGTTTAACCGATTGACTGAGTGACTTCTGAATCTCACGCACGCAAACGCTGCGCCGCTTCTGATCCATGATGTGCGCCTCAATCATCAGCTCGGCAAACATATGCGACTTGCCAGAGCCGCGCCCACCCCAAGCGCCTTTGTAGCGGCTGGCCTCCATCAGGGGCAGCGCCCATTCTGGGGTTTGAAGCTGGAGCACCTTACCCATGCTTGACGATCACCCGTTCGATCTTGGCAAACTCCAAAGGTGCGCCGTCTGCGCCGGTCAGCTCGTGCTTCTGGGTTTCTGCCCAGCGCATCTGTGTCTTGCTCCACCAGATCATTGCGGTCGTGTCGCCACCCATTGCCTTTTGGAATAGGGTTTTCCCTACCTGTCCGTTGGCCTTGGCTTTGCCGGAGATCAGCTCGTTGCTAAAGTGCGACCTAAGCGTATCAACGTGGATGCCATCGCGCACCAGCACAGCGATCTGATCGATGGGCAAGCCGTAGCCAGACAAGGCTTCCACCTGCTTGCGCTCGGCATCGGTTGGCTCAAATGCCATTCGGCCAGCGCCTTCACGAGCGCCGCCGTAGTTTGGGTCGTGCGCTTTGGCTGGCACGATTTTTGTCTTTTTGCTTTTAGTAATTGGTTTTTCAAGTTTTGCTGTCATTGTGAACCTCCGAAAAAGTCTTGCCGGTCTCGGCGTGTGTAGCAATTTTGCCTGTGAAGTCTTGCCAGCGTTTGACAATCACGTCGACGAACCTTGGATCAAACTTCATGATGAAGGCTTGAGCGCCATGTTTTTCTGCCGCTATCAATGTCGAGCCAGATCCACCAAAAAAGTCAGCAACTGTTTTCACTGACAAGTTGAACCGTTTCAATATCCATTCCATCAGCGCCACCGGCTTCTGGGTTGGGTGAACGCGATTAGTTTTTTCTGAAGCAAGCGTAAACTGCCGAACAACGCTGCGGAAGTTTGCCCATGCCAGTTCGCAGTCGGTTTGGTCTGATTGCCCATTGTTCTTGTCCCACACAAGCCAGCATTCGCTGTCTGGCAAGACGGAACAATAATAATTTGCTCCCCACCAGATCTGCTTTGCATCTGGCCACATGCCGTAAATCAAACGGAAAGCATCTTTAGCAACGTCTGGTGTGTCATCGCCAAGAATATCAATCTTGTAATTCTTTTTTAAAACAGACGAATTGCTGACGGCATTCATACCATAGGGCGGGTCGGTGTGTATGCAATCAGGAGAAACACCATTCATCAGTTTTTCAATGTCATGCAAGACAGTGCTGCTTCCACACATCAGTCGATGTTGACCAAGTATCCAAACATCGCCAAGCACAGTGACTGGTTGCTCTGGCACTTCTGGCACCGCATCCTCATCTGTCAAGCCAGGTTCAATCTGCTCAGGCATCAGCGCCGCGATCTCTTCTGCTGTAAAACCAGTTAAATCTAAGTCAAAGCCCAGATCACCAATCTCACCCAGCTCGAGCGCCAGCATCTCGTTGTCCCAGCCTGCATTCAGCGCCAGCTTGTTGTCAGCAATGATGTAAGCCCGCTTCTTGGCATCGCTCCATCCTTTGGCCACCATGACTGGCACCTCGGTCATTTGCAGGCGCTGTGCGGCCAACGTGCGCCCGTGGCCGGCAATGATGCTTCCCTGCTCATCCACCAAGACGGGAGTTGTCCAGCCCCACTCTTTGATGCTGGCCGCAATCTGAGCCACTTGCTCATCCGAGTGCGTCCTGGCATTGCGAGCATAAGGCACCAGCTTGTCGATAGACCATCGCTGGACCTTGTCGGCAGGGTTATGGGTTTTTTCAGTCATCCTGCTTATCCCAAGTCATCGCGTGATAGATGGCAAAGCCAACCATCACAATCCCAGCCACCAGCATCGGAGCAGCGGCCATGATCGCCACGGCTGCAAAGTACAAACCTAATCTAAAAATTGTTTTCATTTTGATCCCTTTGTGATTGTGTGATTTTGTGCTGTGCTTGTATTGTGCGCCATGTTGTTCATTCTTGCCATCTTCATGGCATCTTTAAAGTCGAGCCTTAGCTGCTCGTTTGCTTTTTGCTGGGCCAACAGCTCGACATAGCATTTCTCGCAAAAGGCAACAAGGTTGTCTTTTTGCCAAGTGTGAAAGCTGGGCGTTTCGTTTACTGACTGCATTTTGATTTCCTTTTCTGCCTGTGGATAACTTTTCCAATTCACTTTCTTCCTTGGATACCAAATTTTGCAGCAACGAAAGGTAACTCGTAATCCCCCTAAGGGGGGGATTACGTTACGTTACCGTAATTCGATGCTTTTGCCCCTTAAATTCGTAACGTTTTTTTACGTTACCGTAACCTGTTACCTTAATTCTTTCTGTGGATAACCTGTGGATAACTTTCATTGAACTGACTTTCTAATGAGCATTGCGCTGGCCTGAGTGCTGTCAATGACGATCCATCCATGCTCAAAGGCTTCGATAATTTGAGCTGTCAGCATATCGGCGATTGGCTTTCCGGGGACGCTTGGCTTGATGTATTGCTTGGCTGAGGTTTCGCTGACGGCTAGTTTTTGGACCAAATAATCCATCATTGCTGACCGGCTAAGATATGGATAGCCGTTGCGTTCTTCGGCTCCAGATGCCCACCAAGCGTTCTCAAATGTCTTTCGGTGGTTGTCAATCTTGCTGTCTTTCTTGGCTGATGTTGGAGCCTTGGCTTGCACAACAACGGCACTGGTGACGGGTTGGTTGTCCTCGTCATACCATCCGGGAATGGTGACTTGCTCCAAGTTAACGAAGATGGTTTCTGGCATTTCAGCATCTTTGCTCTTGCGTTGCACGATCTGCATGGGCTGGTCGTCCTTGCCGGGGACGATGCTTATTTCAATGTCCAGAGCGCCGCGCCAAGCTGATGAGCCTCGTGCTCGGTGCTGTGCTTCTTCGCTGACTCCAGTGTGATGCACCAGGATCACCGAGCAGTTGAACTCCATCATCAGGGCGTTGCAGGCGTCCAGCATTGTCTTGGCATCTTGGGCGCTGTTCTCGTCGCCAGACAAGAATCGGTGCAGGGTGTCAACCACAATAGCATCTGGCCGATTGGGTAGCATCCGGACTTGCTCTACCACTTTGAGGTAGCCGGTTGGGGTGTTGAGGTCACATCCGTCCTTGGAGAGCCACATATTGAGCTTACCGGCTTGGTTGTGGTGCTTCCAAGCGGCCACCCTGCCGCGCAGACCGTGGTGGCCTTCGCCGGCCAAATACACCACGTTACCGGGCCTGACCTTATGACCTGCCCAGTCCTCAATGCCGCTGGCCATGCGCAGACACCAGTCGAGCACTACAAAGGTCTTGCCGCCACCGCTAGGGCCGTGAACCATGACCAGCGCCTGAGATTGAATCCAGCGTTTGACCAGCCAACTGATGGGGCTTGGCTGTGCGCAGAAGTCGTCTGCTGGAATCAGCCAGTCATCTTTGATTGGCATAAGCAAACCAGCCAGATCGTGTCCAGCTTGGGCATAATCATTAGCATCACCGAGTATCGGAGGCATAACCATGCGTGCGCCGTACTTGGCACTGGCCTGCTCTGAGTATCGTTGGCCTACGCCGCTTTGGTCATGGTCTGCCACGATTACGATGTCTTGGGTTGCGCCGTGCATCTCTCGGAGTGTGCCAGTGACCGGAACCAAATTGCTGGCGCTGTAAGCCACCACGACTGGCCTATTGGTGGTTTCATGGATGGTGGCTGCGGTTGCAAAGCCTTCGGCAATAAAGATCGTGCCGGGTTCATCCGTTGTGCCTACCATCCAAAACTTACCACCTGTCTGACCGCCGGGATGGTAGAGCTTGCCGCCTTCGTGGTCAATGTATTGCAGGGTGGCCAGTGTGCCGTCTTGGTCGTAGAGTGGCAGCACCAGTCGACCGTCTCCTGTGATTCGTGCGCCATGCACATCGATTCCTTTCTTAGCTAAATAGGGGTGCTCTGCGCTGGCTGGATTGGCTGTTGTCCAGATTTTTTCAACTGTCTCACTGGCCACTTGGTGCTGGCGCTCCAAGGCTGCATCTCGCAAGGCTTTGGCCTCGGTCATGCGCCGGACGTTGACCATTTCCTCGGTTTGAGTGAGCTTTCTACCAATGTCGGCTCGAAACATCACTTCCATGCCTGCTCGCCAGCAACCGAAGCGGCCAGCCGGTATGCCGTCGCCAAATACCAAATACCAGCCGGGTTTGTCGCCGTGTCCTGGCGATCCCTTTGTGCCTGACTTGAAGCGATGAATCTTGCCGTCCATGTGGATCTCGTCGGGTGGCTCAAGCCCCGCTGCTCGCATGGCATCAATAAGCTGCGCCTCTGGTGGTGCAACTCTTTTCTCTGGTGATGGCGCCCATGGGCCACCGAGGATATTGCTTAAGTCAGCCATGTGTGACCTTACGGCTTTCGAGGTAGTCGCTCAGGGCTTGCAGGACTTTATGAGTTGGGTTGGCGTTTGGATCATCTCGCACCTTGCGAATGGTGTTGTAGTGGATGCCGGTAACATCCGCTACCTTTTTGGGCATTCGGTCTGAAAGCGCGAGTCTGATCTGTTCTAGGGTCATCATGGTTTTTTCCTTTTGTGAAATAAATTTGTTTCGTTGTGCATATCTTACCCTAAATTGTGTGTTAAAGTTCAGCCATGCACCGAACTGATTTTCAGACGGGTGTTAAAAAAGGAGAGCCAAATGGCTATTAACTTGAAGACGACGGGCAGCCTGTCTGCCAATGGAGTGAAGTTGTTGGTGTACGGTCAAGCGGGTGCGGGTAAGACTGCGCTGGTTAAGACGCTGCCTAACGTTATCGTATTGTCTGCCGAGGGTGGCCTGCTGTCTATTCAAGACGCTGACCTTCCCTACATTGAGATCACCAGCATGGACGATTTGCGAGAGGCTTTTACTTGGTGCAAGGAGAGCAAGGAGGCCGCAGGGTTTGAGTCGGTGGCTCTGGACTCAATCAGTGAGGTGGCCGAGGTGGTGCTGCACCACGAGATGAAGAAGTCCAAGGATGGCCGGGCTGCTTATGGCGAGATGAACACCACCATGCAAGAGCTGATCCGGGCCTTTCGTGATCTGCCGGGTAAGCACGTTTACATGAGCGCCAAGCTGGAAAAGTCCACTGATGAGATGGGCAAGATGCTTTACAACCCAGGAATGCCGGGCAAAAGCCTAACGCAAGGCTTGCCTTACTTCTTTGATGAAGTGCTGGCCATGCGGGTTGAGCGCGATGCTGAGGGCGTGACCCAACGTGCTCTGATGTGTGACTCGGACGGCCTTTGGCTGGCTAAGGATCGCTCAGGCAAGCTGTCAAGCTGGGAGGCTCCTGACTTGGGTGCAATCATTAACAAGATTGGTGGTCGGGTATGAGTGACGATCTTATCTGGCTGTCGCAAGAATGGATGATTCATAAAGCAAAAGAAGAAGCTGCCACGGTTGAACGTCGCAAGATTGAAGACCAGATCGTCAAGATGCTTGAGATTCCTGAAAACTTTGAGAGCACCGAGACGACTGAGCCTGCTGGCTTTCAGATCAAGATCAGCGGTCGGATTGATCGCAAGATTGATTCTGAGAAGCTGCAAATGCTGGCCTCCGAAAATGGGTTGTCGGTGCATCTCGCTACTTTGTTTCGTTGGAAGCCGGAGCTAAACATGGCGCTTTGGAAGGCATCCAGCGAAGCAATCACCAAGCCCCTTGCGGGTGCTATCACGGCCAAGCCTGGCCGTCCATCTTTCAAAATCATTATCAAGGACTGAACATCATGGCATTTTTAAACGAAACATTTGACGTTAACGAACTCCCACAAGGCAACGGCGGTAACTTTGAGCCGCTGCCAGCCGGTTGGTACACCGTAACCATTTCGCAGGCCGAGCTAAAAGCAACCAAGGCCGGTAATGGCCAATACATCAAGCTGCGCTACGACGTGACCGGGCCAACCCACCAAGGTCGGGTGGTGTTTGGCAATCTGAACATCAAGAACGCCAACCCCAAGGCCGAAGAGATTGGACGCCAGCAACTTGGCGACATCATGCGAGCCATTGGCTTGGGCAAGGTTACGGACACCGACCAGTTGATTGGCGGTCAGATCGGCATCAAGCTGGAGGTCAAGCAAGACGAGCAGTATGGCGCGGGTAACGAGGTGAAGGGCTTCAAGTCGCTGTCTGGTAGCTCTGCGCCGATGGCATCGTCTACTGTCCCGTTTGGCAACAGCGCCAAGCCAGCGGCTGATGCTGCGCCAGCGGTTGCAAAGGCCGCGCCTCCTTGGGCTAAGAAGTAAGCAAAAAAAAGACCCCGCTTGTGACGGCGGGGTCAATATCAACAACCAAGGAGAAAAAATGAAAATCCCCGAAGCAGAGAATAACATTCAGGCGCTGATTGACAAGCACCATGAGGAAATATCTGAAGTTCCTCGGCCTCACCTTGGCGCCAGCACGCTTGGCCATGTTTGTGATCGGTGGCTGTGGTTGTCGTTTCGCTGGGCCGTGCAGCCTACCTTTCCGGGCCGCATACTGCGCTTGTTCCGCAGGGGCCATGAAGAAGAATCCAACATCATCAGCGACCTTCGGGCTATCGGCATGGATGTACGGAAAGTCTCAAGTCAACACCGAGTTAACTTTGGAAGCCACGTTTCTGGATCGTTGGACGCCATCATTGATAGTGGCGTGCCGGAAGCGCCGAAGACCAAGCACATTGCCGAGTTCAAGACGGCATCAAAAAAAGCATTTGATGATCTAGCCAAGCAGGGTGTGGAGAAGTCAAAGCCTGAACATTTCGTGCAAATGCAGGTCTACATGGCTGGCACTCAGATTGACCGGGCTTTGTATCTGGCTGTCTGCAAGGATGATGACCGCATCCATACTGAGCGCGTGAAGTTCGACAAGGAAGTAGCAGGCAAGGCCATTGCACGCGGCCAGCGCATTGCCCTGACCGATCGGATGCCTGAGCCGATAAGCGATGACCCGACTTGGTACAAGTGCATGTTTTGCGATGCTCATAAGTTTTGCCATGAGTCCAAGACCACCAAGCACGTTAACTGCCGCACCTGCGCCCATGTGACGCCATTGTCTGACAGCACATGGCATTGTGCCAAGTGGGACGATGTAATCCCGCTGGAGTCGCAGCGCACGGGCTGTGATGGCCATGTGCTGCACCCTGACCTTGTGCCTTGGCAACGCAAGGATGGGCCGGACGAATTTACGGCTGTATACGAGGTAAACGGTATAAATATAGCCAACGGTGACCCAGCGCGAGAGGGCGTGTGGGGTAGTGCGGAACTACTGGCAAATGCCGAGGCTTGCGCCAGTGGAGATCCGCTGATTGCTGATATGCGCAAGACTTGGTTTGCTCGGGTGGTTGGCTGATGCTCCGTGAATATCAACAAAGAGCCATTGACCAACTCTACGCATGGTTTGAGGCTGGCAACGCTGGCAATCCTTGTCTGGTGTTGCCGACCGGGTCGGGCAAGAGTCACATTGTGGCGGCGCTGTGCAAGGATGCTTTGCAGAACTGGCCTGAGACTCGGGTGCTGATGCTTACCCATGTGAAGGAGCTGATTGAGCAGAACGCGCAGAAGATGCGCCAGCATTGGGCTGGTGCGCCTTTGGGCATTTACAGCGCCAGCATGGGGCGCCGTGATCTTGGTGAGCCGATCACCTTTGCTGGTATCCAGTCGGTGCGCACCAAGTCGAGCGAGCTGGGCCACGTTGATCTTGTCATCATCGACGAATGCCACTTGGTCAACCACAAGGACGAAGGCGGTTATCGGAAGCTGCTAGGCGACCTGAAAGCAATTAACCCGGCGGTGCGGGTGGTTGGTTTGACAGCCACGCCTTACCGCTTGGGGCATGGCCTGATTACGGACAAGCCTGCTCTGTTTGACGCCCTGATTGAGCCGGTGAGCATTGAGGAGCTGGTGTTTAAGGGCTATCTGTCGACGCTGCGAAGCAAGCTGACACGGGCCAAGCTGGATGTGACTGGCGTGAAAAAGCGTGGCGGCGAGTTCATTGAGTCTGAATTGCAAGCCGCCGTCGACACGGATGACCAAAATCAGGCTGTAGTCCGTGAGGTGCTGGCTTTGGCTGGAGATCGCAAGGCATGGCTGTTCTTTTGCACTGGCGTGAAGCACGCGCAGCACGTTGCGGAGGTCTTGCGCGAGCATGGCATCTTGGCCGATTGCGTGACCGGCGAGACGCCCAAGAAAGAGCGCGAGCAGATGCTGGCTGACTTCAAGTCAGGAAAGCTGAAAGCCCTGACCAACGCCAATGTTCTGACCACGGGATTTGATTATCCTGACATTGATCTGATTGCCATGTTGCGGCCAACCATGAGCGCGAGCTTGTATGTGCAAATGGCAGGCCGGGGTATGCGTGTGAAGTCGCACACCGACCATTGCTTAGTCTTGGACTTCGCTGGCGTGGTGGCAAGCCATGGGCCGATCACCAACATTCAGCCGCCAAAGAAAGGTGGCGACGGCAATGGCGAGGCGCCGGCTAAAGTCTGCGATGCCTGCGGCGAGCTGGTGCATATCTCTGCGGTGGCCTGCCCTGCCTGCGGCGCTGCCTTTCCTGAGCCTGTGAAAAAATCCATGTCGCTGAGGAACGACGACATCATGGGGCTTGAGGGTAGTGATATGGAAGTCACCACTTGGAATTGGCGAACGCACACCAGCAAGGCCAGTGGCAAGCTGATGCTGGCCATCACGTATTACGGGGACTTGAGCGATAAGCCGATCACGGAATATCTTCCAGTCCTGCATGACGGGTACGCCGGGCAAAAGGCGATGCAGCAATTGTTTACGATGGCCAATGCGTCTGGCGCTGACTTGTCGCAGGCTTCACGCATGGAGGGTGAAGAAGGTCTGGACTACATAGGGGTTCAGATGAGCAATTCAGCGCCTCCAAGGGCCATTGAGTACCGCAAGGACGGCAAGTTTTACAGGGTGATTAAAAGGAGCTGGGCATCATGACCAACGAGCTGATGGAACGATTGCAAAAGCTGAAAACTTGCGACGTGTGCAAACTGGAAAGCGAGCCGCTGGGTGGCATTGAAATGAAAGCTAAGTGGCATTGTGCGAAGTGCTGGATAAATTTAATGAGAAGGAACATGAAATGAGACATGCAGAGCCGCAATTTTTAATTGACTATCGAGAGTGGATAAAGGCAGGGCCACCGAAGTGCTGCCATACCTGTGAGCATTACGGGGTTGACGGCCTATGCGTGGAGTTCTTCATGAAGCCGCCAGCCGAGTTTGCTGATGCGGTGGAGCTGTGCCCGAGCTGGGAATTGGAGGTGCCTTTCTGATGGCCACGAAGAATGATTCACCCAGCGAGCATTACGAGCAGCGCGAGCTGGTGCGATGGTTTCGCCAAACATGGCCAGGCGTGCGCATCTTTGCCATTCCAAACGGTGGCAGGCGAAGCATTTCAGAGGCTGGCCGGTTGAAGGCCGAAGGCGTCTCGGCTGGCGTGCCAGATCTGTTTATCCCTGCGTGGCGGTGCTGGGTGGAGATGAAGCGCAGCAAGGGGGGCAGCGTGAGCGCGGAGCAGAAGGATTGGATGTCTTACCTTGAAAGTGTGAATCATTGGTGTATAGTGGGAAAAGGTGCAGACGATGCCAAGGCAAAGATCAGCGCATTTTTTAACGACCGAAAGACCCACTATGACCGAGAAAATTAAAGACCGTTACCTGACCGTTCGACTGCCTGCTGACGTCGAGCGCGATTTGCGAAAGCACGCAGAGATTGGAACGCGCACGCTGGCCGCGCAAATATTGCATTACGTGAAGTCTGGCCTTGCGAAAGAGACCAAATGAGCCGAAAGCAAAGCAAGCGCCGCACGGCTTCACGGCCAAAGCACTACACGATCATGGACGAAATGATGGCAAGCCCGAGCGAGCTGTTGCCGGTGGAGTACCGCACGCACCAGTTAACGCGAATGTACGAGGGTCTGGCCGCTATGGAGACGGCGCCAGCGCCCACCACGGACGATTGGCGCGTGGTTTCGGATGCTGTCAATCTGATGGAGACGCTAATCAAGACCATGAAAATTTGCGAGGATGAAAGCGGCCTGCTGATGGACGCTATCACCGCGCTGGCAATGGCCGGTCGCCGCAACTTGGCCGGTGGTGCTATTCGTTTGGATGGCGCAGGCATTGAGGCAGTCCGGGCCATCTTGCAGGACTACGCCGGGCTGCTGGAAGTTCTGCCAGCACGCACCATGATCCGCTGCCACCGACTGACCGAGCAGCGCATTCATGACATCATGGCCGGTCGAAAAAAAGCGCACGACGTAGAAATAATGTCGTTCTAGGGTTTGTCCTTATAAAATAGGTGAGAGATTGTGGGAAGTCGTGTTATAGTTGAGACATCAACAACCAACCAGCTACAAGCTAACCGGAGAGAAAAATGCAGCAAGAACTCGACGCCTTGATTGCCAAGCAACGCAGCACAGGCCAGCAATTCAATCACGCTCAGATCATGGCCTTTGCCAGCCTTGGCCACGATGCCACGGTGGAGACGCCTGAGATGCTCTGGGCTGACATCTCATTTGAGATGGTGGCCGATAGCTTTTACCACGCTGGCCAGTGCATTGAAAGATGCGAGTAACAATCCCGCCCTTCGGGGCTTTTAGAAAGAAAATCATGAAGTCATCACACACGCAAACACCACGCACACTGAAAGAATGCCAGTTCGCTGAGGGCTATTACAGCGCCAGCTTTAAAGAGTCGCCACGGGAAACAGTGGCTGGATACGTCCTTGCTGTGGCCATTGGCTTGGCGTTGGCCGCCATGCTTTTCTTTGGGCTGTCAGCATGAAAAAGCCTTCAATAATTAAAACATCCACCGACCGCCTGGCTTATGCGTCATGGGCCTTGGTTGCTGTCATTGGTTGCACGCTTGTTGTGTCGTTTACGTTTCTTTTTGGGTGGTGGGCGTGAGTCGTTTGGACAGTCCGTGCATTGCCGTCTGCACCACGCTGTACGACGATTACTGCAAAGGATGCGGCAGGCACTACGCAGAGGTCGCGCATTGGAGCGCGATGGGTGAGAAGGAGCGTGAAGAGGTCTGGCAACGCATTGATGCTGAGGCTACCTCGTGGCGATACAACAGATACAAAGATAGGGTTCCGGCATGACTAAAGACGACGCATTGAAGATGGCGCTGGATGCTGTTGCAACGGGTGGGTGGAAAGAAGTTACAGAAGCCGCCACCTTAATCAAAGAAGCATTGGCACAGCAGGACGCAGAATCTCATTTACAAGCCGTGTCGGACTTTGGACAGTTGCAAGAGCAGGAGCCGCTTGAATACTGGAACGCAGTTGAGGGGTGGGTCAAGATTGACGAGGTGCATGATCACTTTGATTCGGTTGGATGCGGCACGATTTACAAGACTGCTGGGGAAGATCGAGTGCCACTCTACACATCATTACCAAAGCGCCAGCCGCTGACGGATGAAGCACTTTATGAGATGCTGTACGGAAAAGACTTTATTCAGTTTGCCAGAGCCATCGAGCAAGCCCACGGAATTGGAAAGCAATCATGAACGACACAGATTTCTTGGCGTTAAGCAGGGGCATAGCGGCAGCGAATGTTCCCGAGGCTTCATTTAAACGGGCGGTGAAGAGGCCAATTGATAAGGCATGGGACGAGTTTATTGCCTCGATGAAAGACCGCATCCCCAGGCTACCTGACGCATTCAAGTTTGCATGGAAATCAGCACCCAAGCGCGAGTGGGTAGGTCTGACCGAGTGGGAGCGCGAGGCCATTGCGCTTGAGTGCGGGGCCATGTCTGCCGACTGGCTGGTGTTCATGGAGGCAGTGGAAAAGGCTTTGGAGGAAAAGAACACATGACGAACGCATTCAATTGGAAGCAGTACACCGACGAAGAACGGGCCAAGCGGAACGAGACGCGGAACGAAAACAACACTTCCTTGAAGCGCAGCTTGGCGTCATCGAAGGCAATTGAACGGATTCGCTTGGATACGCCAAATTATGGAGCGTTAGCAATCAGCGATAAGACCGCTTCAATGCTTGCGCAAAAGCCGAAGCAGTTCAAAATTCATAAGCAATAAAGTTGCAGCCGATTCAGGAGACTTAGAAGGATTTGCTCTGGGGTCGGTAAGTTCGCCAAACGCAGGCGGCAAATGCGTGACTGCTGGAGAGACAGCACCAGTTACCGAGGCCAAGCGTCAATCAGGGTTTGCCGGTCGTTAGCGAGTTGGTCAGCTTGAGCCGCCATGTCTCGATATTCGTTGACGCATTGATTGAATACGATACTGGCGTCATCGGCGTAACGCTCAACGGCGGCGCGGGTAAGGCCGGGCAGGATAACGCGAGCTGTGGCGAGGTCGTCGCGCAGCCGGTCAGCAGCAGCGCGGCTACGGCCAGCATCGGCCAATAAAGTTTTTTCACGGATGGCTGCTGCATTTTTGGCGCTTTCTACTGAAAGGTTGAGGGCGATTTCTTTCTGACGGGCTGACTCGCTGGCCACCAGTGCTGCGACAATGTATTCGCCACGCATAAGCTCTAGGGCGTCGTCCACGGCCTTGCTCTTGTCTGCCAAGTGCCATACACCCAAAGCCAGCAAAAACCCGGCAAACAGGCCATAACGCCAAAGCAGCGCCATCACTTGCTGGATGCCGTTAGCGTCTGAGTCGTGATGATGCGCAGCGCAGCGTTTATGACTGGCAAGCTTACGGCAATAACGGCGTAAATGTTGGCAGAAACGATTGGCTGCAACAGGCCGGTCACAGCCTCAAACGCCGCCAAGACTGCAACGAAGACGTTGATCCAGATGGTTTTTGATTGATACCAAGGCTTCATGGGTGTGTCTTTCTTGATAATTGCCAATGTGGGCCATCCTTAAAACTTCGCCAGTCGCCGCCCCATTCAACAGCAATATCAAGCTGCTTGGCGGCTTCTTTCATGGCTGCCGCGATCTTGTGATACAGCGGCCAATCCCAGCGCACTTCGTTTTCCACCCAAGCCCCAAGATCAACCGCATGGCCGGTGATGTGGCGTGAGTTGAGCGTTTGACTTGCACCAGCCTCCATGAGTGTTTTTTGGCGCTCTGGGGTGCGCAAGCCTTCAAGCACGGTGAAGTCTACGGTCGTAATCTCAATGGCACGCGTCACGACTTTAATGAGGTCAGGGTGAACACCTTTGAGCCTTGTTTTAGATCGTGCGCCGAGCGTGTACATCACTGGCCTTTAAAGTAATTTAAGAAAAAACCAATAAATGCCGAGACGCCTGAAACGATAGACATTCCAAGCCAGAAACCGCCTTTGGACTTGTTGGCCAAGGCCAGAAGCTCTTCGATGTTGCGCTCTAATTTGTCAACCTTGCGATCCATGTCTTGGACTTTTTGCCAGAGCACGCCGTATTTAACAAGGCTGATCTCATTGTTCGACGACATAAAATCAGACTCCATCATTAAAGACCTTGACCTGGTGTGATGTACACGGTGGCCGCCGAACTGGACAGGCCACTAAAATAAGTGGATTGGTTGAATCGCAAGATGGCAACTGCGCCAACAATTAGCACAACAGCGGCTGATGGCGTACCGTCTACTGGAGCCACCGCATTGGCCGTGGCCTCTGCTGCGGTTGCGCCAGTGCCTAAAAACACGATGGTAGTGCCTGAGTTGACGATTCGGTACTGGCCTGCACTTTGCCCGTCAAACTTTGCGTAGACGGGTGCTTGAACGCCAGTAGGTGCTGATGCGGCTGCGGCAACCACGACGGTCTGGCCAAGCTGGGCGAATGCAATTTGCGAGTTTGTAGACATAGTAATTCCTTAAAGTAGTTTATCTTGCTCAATGTAGGCTTTTGCCCATTTCAAATCATTCATGTACGCGCTTTTACAGTGGTCAATCTGCCAAAAAAGAATGGCGTTAACCAACTTTTTAAGCCGCCAATCTTCACGGTGGCTCCGACCGCTGATCGACTCATTAGGATGACCAAGCAACAGGACAACATTAAACCATTGGCTTGTTGCTGACCAAATGCCCATAAGGTATTTACGCAATGTCATATTAGCTGTAGTAGCTGATGTTCAAAATTCTTCTTTTTTGATCTGCGGAATAGTTACGGAATTTAATTCTTTTAAGTTCTTCATTAACAAGTTCAAGCCAAGTTGCTTCCAACGTGTTGGATTGTGTGTCGTGGGTCACAGTTGCAACGTACATATTTATCCTTTATGCGGTTACTGCTTTGATAACGGCGAAGTTAAACACGGGCTGCTCAACTGTAATGCCGCCTGTTGTAGCAAAACTTATCTGAAAGCTACCCGCAGCAGTAGCTGTTACAAATATCTGATACAAATCAGTGCCAGATTTTTGCGTTACATGAACAACATCAGTAGCCGCTACGGTTGAATTGGTAACGGTGAAACTTTGAAAAGTTGCAAGACCAGCAACAGAAAATAACGTGATAGCACCGTTGGTCTTGTTTAGCGTTACGCCAGTAGTGCGAGATGTTCCTTGAGTAACAGCGCCGCCAGAACCAGTGCCATAACCTAAACCGCCTACGCTAACATTTAAAGTATTTCCTGAAGAATCAAGACGAAATCTAGCAGTTGGTGATGCTGCACCGTCAGCAGTAGTGCTGAACACCAAACGACCGGGCATGTCGCTTGTGCCGGGTGTGCCATCTACCTCTGCGGCAATTGCAGCCCCACGAATAAATTGAGAGCCATCAGCTCCATAAAACCGAATCTGTCCAAGTGCATCTCCGCTTGCAACAATTGTGGCTGCAGAACCTACCGATGCATTTCTTGATTTATTAAAAGAAAAGATAGGCGGTGTAGCATCGGTTGAGAATTGCCCAATGGCAGACAATAAAGCAGATGACCCCAAAACTTGCAGTGGCCCAAATCCACTCATTTGCGTTAAAGCGCCAACAACCACGTTGCCGCTAGCATCAATTACAAAGGGAGTTGAATCAGGGTTGGCAGAATCTTCCACTAGCAAAGCATTACCCGCGCCAAGTTGCGTGATACGGACAGCAACCGTTGCTGAGTTTGCGTCAACAAGCAACCCAGAAGCAGACACACTACGGCCTGCGGTTAAATTGGCAACAGACACTTGTTCTGTTATGCCGCCTTGAACAACAGGAAAAACCTCAGTTCCCGCCAGTGGCGTGGCGGCTGAAGGTAGTGCTGATATTTTTGAATTTGCCATTTTTTTGCTTATATTACATTACAGCGCAGCAATAATAAAAGCCAAAAGTTCATCGTATCGAATGCCGTAACGATTGCCTGCGGCTTGGTAGGCTTGAACCACGCCGCCTTTTGCGTCTACTTGCTCCGGTTGTTCGACCCATTCATCAAAACAAACAATCCCATAGTTAAATGCGTCGAGACCTTCTGCCGTAAACGCTGAAATAATCTCTTGAGCAATTACGCCAATATGTATGCGTGCCGAATCACCTTTTGTTTTTACTGCGTCCTTAAATCTGAACTTCTTAACCAAGCCCTTTATTGCGGTTGCTACTCGCAATTCAGCTTCATTTAGCAATTGAATATCTTGTTTTTCACGCTCGTCTGAAGTGTTAATGGTTCCAGTGCCAGCATAAATAACAGACCAACGATTTGTTGCAGTGCCGTTTGAATGTACGTTGTCTTGCGTTGACTGTATAACGCCATTAAATCGAACGCCAGAACTTGCTGTAATGGTTAAAATACCACTACCCACTGACGCTGTGCCACCAGATGCAACAATACGAACATCGTAGTCAATATTATTGCCCGATGAATTAAAGTCAATAAATGGTGTATTACTGTTTGTATTTGAACCAAGAGACAGGCCTCCATTGGCTGAATTGCAAGCAAAACCGCCAGCAGCAATAACAGCGCCGTTTGTGTCAACCTCAAAAAGCGTTACCGCCGCTTTTATAAACTCAAACGGGCTGCCTGATGTTTGTTCAGACAAAAACCCTGAAGCCGCAGTACCTTGAGCAACAAAACACGCTTGTGTTGCGTTGGTGCATTGAAATCCACGAAAGAAATTTGCCGATCCAGAACGTGCGATATATGCTACAGCACCCTCATTAGTTCCTAAATTAACTGCATCATATCCCCAAATATAGTTAATTTCATTTGCAAAATCTAAAGCGCCCTTGTTATTAAAAACGCCAAGTTCAAAACCTGTAGCTTTTTCTGCAAAACTAGAAGTTGTTAAAAATACATTGGCGTTATGTGCCCAAACTTTTGTAAATCCATTAACAATACAACCAGTTCCGTTTGGTGGTGTGCTTGGAGTGCCACCGCCGCCAAATTGATACCACGCTGTAACCGTCAAAATTGATCCGTTAGCGTTCCATGAATCAATAATGCCCGACCACTTTGGTGTGTGCTTGGTATCCACAATCATGCCGCGCCGATACTGAAGCAATTGAGTTGTGCTCGGTGCATCAATTGTTACTGTGGTACTGGTGTATGTGGCAGTAACAGCATCCACGGTTGGTGGTGGCCCTGAATTATCAACATATAAGCTAACCGAATCCCTGTCGCCATAAACGGCTAACTCAGCAGGAGTTGTAATACCTAAAACTTCTGCACCATCTTCTAAGTTTGTATTTGATCGGATGGAATAGGACGTTGCGTAATCGGTAGTTCCGTGGTGATAGTCAGCTTGCCGTTGGCCAATGCGAATAATCTCGCCGTTAATGAACTGAAAGCCAGAAATAACAGCGGCCTGATTAACTTCCCACACAACCTCACGGCCATTTGTGTTTATTTCGCTGGTAATAACATAAGTCCCAGCAGGAACCAGAATTCTGCACATAGGGGCGCGGGGCAACAGTCCTTCAGCGCCAACAATGTTGATCGCAGCGGGAGCTTCTTGGGCAGCAGTTGAAAAGGCGGCAGTTGAGTCTGTTATCCCTGTAGGGTCAGCTCCAAAATCCAAAACGCTCACACTCTCCCGCAGCTTGGCTTGCACAGTGGTTGCCACCGCGCCTGCTCCTGCTGGATCGTAAACAATGCCAGAAGCATTATTATTATTTCCACTCGGAAAGCTATAGACCATCGAGCCTTTGCTATCCTGCACCAAGATGCTAAAGCTCACGCCATCGACATAGACCTGAGCCGGTGAGCCTGCGCGTGAGATGTAGCCATTGATGGTGCGCAGTGGCTGTGCTGCAATGATGGTTAGCGCTGCGTCAAAGTACGCCACGACAGGATTGGTTATCGGGTTCAGATTGGCAGTGCCAATAAAGACATAGCCATTGTCAAGCGGTTGGCCATCACGGTCTTGAAAGACTGGAAACGGGACTTGAACTGAGAGTGCTGACATTTATTGGTTCTCCTGAGTGGATTGTCGCTTATGGCTGTGCTGGTGGCAATGCGTTAAGTGCTTCATTGATCTTGGCCTTGGTGCGGCCTTCTTTGCGCATCTTAACAATCTGCTTCACGCCCGTTAGGATTGGCAGGGGTACGCCAGTCGTAGCGCCAAGAAAGCCAGCTTCGCCCATGGCTGCCATGAGCGTTGCCGCTGTGCCTGAGCTATTGATGAGCGTGCCGGGTGGCACGGTGGTGACGTATTTCACAACCTCGTTCAGATCGCGCATTCGCTGGGCTTCTTGCTTGCCAAAAACAACATCAAGACGGCCATTTTTATCAAGCTGATTAACGATCTGGTTTAGCTTGGCTGGCGATACCAGTGCGCGTCCTGCGCTGTCCGTTCCGACGCCGCTGGTGGCTTGGTCTCGGATGTGCTGCACGGTGGCTGCTTGCAGCTCTTTCCATGCTTGCTGACCGTCTTTGCCGCTGGTGAGCAGCACACGCTTAAGAAATGTTAGCTCCTCCGGCGATCCACCAAGGACTGACCGCTGGAACACTTGGTCGACTGCAACCTGCGGGTCTTTCATGCCAGCTCGGTTCTTTATAAGCCGGGCAACAATTGCTCGGTCTTCATACTTGCGTGATTGCTGGGTACGAATTGCACGGGCTTTTTTGTATAGTGGGCCTGCTACTGGTTCAGTCTGCGCATCAATCAGCTTCTTGAGAATGGTTTCTTCGCGCAGGCCTACAGCATCGTCAAACTTTGCCGTACCGCTAAGTTCTTTGCGGAATTCTTCCAGCTTGCCGACAGTGGCTGGCCTTGCAATCAAGTTTCCAGCTTCGTCAGCATCTGCCAATTCCAGTTTAATTAAAAGTTGGCGAGCCGTGTCTGGCACGACTGATGATGGTAGGCCGGTGATTTTGCTGTTGATGTAACCAAGCAGCGAGTTGGTGATCTCTTGGTCACCTCGGCCAATGGTAACGACGGTATTGATGTCCACCGGAGCTTGAGCCTCTGGCGACTTCTTGGCGGTCGTGTAGGCGACGTTTGTTTTGTTCTTGGCTGCTTGGTAGCCGCCGCTTAAAGCGTTGACCACTGAGCTGCCGGTAGCCGATGGGCCTGCGAATGCTGCTTGTGCGCCAGTGGCGTCAATGGCTGCGTCAAAGTTTTGCAGCACTTGCAGGTTGTTCTCTTCGGCACGGTTTCGAAGTGGTGCGCCAAACTCGCCCTTCATTTGCTCTTTTTCAAAGGCAAGCTGCCCGGCTTCGCGGGTTGCTGCGCCACGGGTCAATGGGATGGGTACGCGCAATCCTTCCGCCGTGGTGACGCGCTGCAAAGATTCTGGCGTAGCTGCTGCGCCAATGGATACGCGGCCTGCGCCGGGTGTTGCCGCTGCTGGCGTTTCCATGCCCAAGGTCTCGCGCACTGCCGTGGTTGCCGCCTGCACAGGCCTTGCAATGGCGCGGCCTGTTGCTGTTGCAGCACGCTGGCCTGCTGCGCCTGCAATTTGGCCTATGGCGCCCAGTGTTGGGGCTGCCGTGCGTGCTGCTTGCAATGCCATGCCGGGGGCTGCAAGAACTGGCAGGACTGGTGGCAAGACGTTTGCAAGGGTTTCACCTACGGCTTGCACTTGCTGCTGCCCGGCTTGCGTGCGGGGCTGGTAGGTGAGCGCCTGAGCGCCTTTGGCTGCTGCTTGCTCAACAGCGCGGACGGCTTCAGGCGTGCCAAATTGACCGCCTAGAATTTGCTGCGCCAAGCCTGCGCCTGCACCGGCAATCATGCCCAATGTGCCGCCAGTTACACCAGTTCCTAGCGCAAGCGCAGTTTCCCCGGCGCCCAACAGTTGAGCGCCAATGCCCGGCTCTTGCGGGATTGGTGCTTGCTGCGCTTGGGCTGTTACTAAGTTTTCATCCGACTTGGCAAGCTGATAAGCCTGCGCCACGGTGTCAAACTCAGGCGTTCCGCGCTTGGCCGAATTCTTAACGATCCAAGCTGCGTATTCGTCGGCTGTTGCCATTTATTGGCCTCCGCTTAGGATTGCATCGGCTGCTGATCGAATGTTGACCTGCGCCGCGTTTGGCGTTGGGTTGCGGGGTGTTGGGATTTGATCAACCAGCGGGGTTTGTGTGGTCGGGTTGTATTTCTTAGAAACGTCGCCAACAATGCGCTGCGCAAAATCGTTAAATGTCTCGCCCGGCTTGGCTGCGTAGTCGCCAGCCACAAAGGTATTCTTAGCGCGGGTAAGCGTGCCGTTGTTGCTGGCCAGCCAATCGG